TGAGATTGATGAGAACTGGAATGCAAATAAACTACCTTATTCAAAGCTTAGTCAAGTTGACTATATTTTCAGTAGTCATTGTTTGGAGCATGTGGATGATTGGTTTGGTACTCTTGTCTACTGGCACATTAATGTTAAGCCGGGAGGAACAATATTTTTGTATCTCCCCGACTTTAGTCAGGAATACTGGAGACCTTGGAATAATAGAAAGCATCGTTCCGTGTTCACTCCTGAAATCCTTACAGACGCCTTCTATGCACTTAATATGAAAAAAGTATTCTGTTCACAAGTGGATTTAAATAATTCGTTTATGATTATGGGAGAGGTTTAATTGGATAAGTTAATTGGTGAAGAAGTTACTATTGTAACTGCATTTGTAGATATAGGTCGAGGAGAATGGACAGGTTGGATGCATGGTAAACCTCTGCCTGCGTTCTTACCTCGTAGTACAGAGACTTATATGGTAAGATTTAAAAAGCTTACTAAGCTAAAAAATCGTATTATATGTTTTACACAATCTAAGTTCTTCGATGAAATTAGAGCAATGCGTGATGATATTGAGTTAATCGATATTGATACATTGTTTGAAGATCATCAATACTTTTATGATACCATTAAAAGGATACATGCAAGTCCAGAATACATTGAGTATATAAAGAACCCTCACTTCCCGGAATATTGGTCTCCTGAATACGTTATTATTAACGCATTAAAGAGTCACTTTGTTAGCTATGCTATTTCAAATGAACTATGCCATACTAATACTACAGCGTGGATAGATTTTGGATATTGCAGACCACATACTGTATGTCCTGAAGGCATGTTATGGAAATTCGACACTCAAGGTAAGATTAATCTCTTTAGTGAGAAGGAAACAGTTGAGCAACTTTGGACACGCCCTATCTTTAAAACGGTATTTACTAATGAAGTCCATATTCAAGGATGTCATATAGTAGCACCGAATAATTTATGGCCTAAGTTAAAAGAGGGTGTAAACACTGCACTAACGTCTTTGTTTAACGTTGATTTAATAGATGATGATCAAACGTTGTTATTGATGGCTTATAGAGCTGATCCTGACAACTACTTTATTAATAACAAGAGACCACCTCCACCGCATACACATGCTCAAGGAGATCAGGATTGGTTTATAATTTTTGAACACTTTCAACACGATGATTAGAATCTATATGGTAATGAGCGGTAATCTAGGAGATACGCTCAACGTAATGCCTTTACTTTCCGGTATATACAAAACTACTGGGCATAAAGTTTCTCTTACCGTTAGAGATAAGATGAAGATGTTTAACGGGTTTAAAGAGTTTATGGAGATGCAGGACTGTATAGCTGCATTAAAATTTGAATCAGAAGTTGTTATGGATGATACGTACCAACAGTTATCATTAGTAGATGATTTCCCAGTCCATCCTATTAGACCTTGGGAAACGGTTCGTTTAGAGACACACTTTAAGTCACATTATAATATGGAATTTGAAGTAGATGATGATTTTGTATTTAATGTACCTGAAGTTGAATGCCCTACCGATAAGTTTATTGTTGGTGATAGAATGATTCATAAAGATATGGATCAAAGAAGAGCTATGGGTGTACTTAATGAGTCTGGAAAGTTTCCTCTTGACAAATGTTATTTCTTAGATTACAATGTACCATTAGCTACAAATGCGGGTTATATTAAAGCTTCACCAGAGCCTCTCATAACTACATTTACAGGTATATCAGTAATTTCTGATTTAATTAAAAAAGAAACGATCGTTCTCTTCGACGATCAGATAGCAAATTGGGATAACAAGCATATTAGTTACTCCTATAACAAGCATTTTTACCGTGATAGAATGTGTGACTTAATACACATTAATGATTTTACAATACCAACATAATGAGGTAAGTGATGAAGATTAGTAGCGAAACGTTACAACTGCTTAAGAATTTTGCATCCATTAATATGAATATTTTATTCAGACCGGGTGATGCAATTAGTACTATTTCCTCTTCAAATAGTATCTTTGCTAAAGCAACAATTAAAGAAACAATACCAACTGAGTTTGCTATCTACGATCTTAGTTCACTACTAGGTATGATGACTATTGTTGAGAACCAAGATATTAGTTTTAATACGAAGAGTGTAAGTATTAGTAGCCCTGCTGGTAAGTTTGAATACTTCTATTCTAATCCTGATACCGTAGTTGCAGCGCCTACTGGTACTATTGAACACGTCGATGTTCATAAGTTTAATTTGACTGCTGAAGAAGTACAGATGGTAATGAAAGCCGCTGCTATTACCGGTGCACCTTCTATTTCTATCTCATGTAAAGAACAATCTGTTACTCTATCAGTAGGTGATAGAAAGAATCTTACTGCTTCTAACTTTAAGAAAGATCTAGGAACCTCCTTCAATAACTTTGACGTTCATATTGCAGTTGAGAATTTAAAAATTATTCCTGATGCGTATGAGATCTCCGTTGCAAAGACTGCAAACGGAAAAGCAAAGTTCCTTCACTTCAATCACCTAGCAAGACCTCTACAGTATTGGATCGCATGCGAACCTGATTCGATCGTGTGAGGTTAACATGAACGAACATTTCCTTTGGTGCGAGAAATATCGACCACATACTGTTGACAATTGTATTCTACCAGATGATCAAAAGACATTCTTTAAGCAAGCATTAGAGAGCGGTGAAATACAAAACATGCTTCTTTGTGGTACAGCCGGTACCGGTAAGACTACTATTGCTAGAGCTTTATGTGAAGAACTTAAAACAGATTATATTATAATCAACGGTTCAGAAGAATCAGGTATCGATGTTCTACGTACAAAGATTAAAGACTTTGCATCTACTGTATCGTTTACCGGTAACACTAAGGTGGTTATTCTAGATGAGGCTGATTATCTTAATCCTAATTCTACACAACCTGCTCTTCGTCGTTTTATGGAGGAGTTTGCAAATAACTGCAGGTTTATATTAACTTGTAATTATAAGAATAGAATTATTCCTGCTTTACATAGTCGTTGTGCTGTTATTGAGTTTAAGATACCTAAGAAAGAAGGAGCAAAGATTGCTTCCGCTTTCTTTAAGCATGTATCAGGCATTTTAGATACTGAAAATATTACTTACGATAAAAAAGTATTAGCTAAGATAGTTGAGAAATATTTTCCTGACTATCGTAGAACGTTAAACGAACTACAACGCTATTCTCAAACTGGTTCTATCGATGAAGGCATTCTTGTCAACCTCGGTGAAACTAATATGAAAGAGTTAGTAGATGCCTTAAAGGATAAAGATTGGAAGAAGATGAGAACATGGGTTGTTAATAATCTTGACAACGATCCAAATACTCTATTTCGAAAGATCTACGATACTATCGTACCTCTTACAACACAAGTACCTTCTTTAGTTTTAACTATAGCTGATTATCAATATAAATCTGCATTTGTGAGTGATCAAGAAATTAATTTGGTTGCTTGCCTAACAGAGATAATGGCATCTGTAGAACTTAAATAACATGGCTGATATTAACGACATCTTCGGTACAGTGGTAGAAGAACAAGTCGAGCAAGTTCAGAAACCGGTAACTATCTCACCATTTGATTTTATTAATTCTATCAATTATACTAAAGAAGATCTAATGGTAGATGAATGGTCGGAAAAGCAATATAATACCTATGTTATTAATAAGGGTTTATCTTTTGGTTCGGATACTGTTATCTACGCCAATGAGATGAATTCTAGACCGCATCTCGACAAGAAATTACAATATCATTTTCTTATAAATAATGTCAGGCCAAGAAAACGTTATAATAAATGGATCAAGGCTGAAAAGATTGAAGCGATAGAAATAATTAAAAATTACTATGGATATAGCACAGATAAAGCTCACCAAGTACTTTCTATCCTCTCAAATTCACAAATAGAAACATTAAAACAAAAACTGAATAAGGGCGGAAAGTGATGTCCCACGATTTTTTTAGGATTGACGTACCCGGGTACGTACCACTAGAAGTAATTTTGACTCAGCCAGATGATTTTTTAAAAGTACGCGAAACATTAACACGTATTGGTGTTGCTTCAAGAAAAGATAAAGTGCTGTATCAATCTTGTCATATATTGCATAAACAAGGGAAATATTACGTCGTGCATTTTAAAGAGCTTTTTGCTCTAGACGGTAAACAAGCTGATCTTACTGATAATGATTTACAACGTAGAAATACTATTGCTAAATTATTATCCGATTGGGGTCTAATTAAAATTATTAATGTTAACGCTTGTACCGATCTTGCACCATTATCTCAAATCAAGGTTATCGCTTTTAAGGATAAGCATGAATGGGATTTACAGACCAAATATAATATTGGCAAAAAGAAGTTAGATTACGAAGACTAAAAGATATATAATATAACTACATTCCTCGGGATGGGGAATCTTCCTGGGCAAGAAGAGAAAAACGGCCCGGCCTACGCCAATTGGGTAGGTATTTTTAATATAAACTCGCTTAACAAGGAGCAAACTATGTTGTACTACGCTGACATGGCTATTGACGCCATCCAGTCAAGCAAATCTGCTTGGCTAAACACCTTCATTAAAGAAGAAACGGTTCGTAAGCCTCTTCAACAGTTCGTTGAAGCTCAGACAGCCTTT